ATGCTGGCGCGCCACGCCGGGCCGAAGACCGTGATTGTGGAAGGGATTGCCGCATCAGCGGCCAGCCTGATCGCCATGGCGGGTGACCGGATTGTAATGCCGCGCAATGCCTTTCTGATGATCCATGAAGCCTGGGGCGGCGCGCTGGGCGATGCCGAAAGCATGCGCCAGCAGGCCGATGTGCTGGACCAGATCAGTGGCGCTTATCGCCGCACCTATGCCGCCAAATCCGGAAAGGATGAAGAAGCCGTGGCCGCGCTGATGCGCGCCGAAACTTGGTTTGATGCCGATATGGCCTTGGCGGAAGGTTTCGCCAGTGAAACGGCGGAGCCCGCAGAAATTCGCGCCTTTGCGGCGCTTGACCCCAATCGTTACGCCGCCGCGCCCGCAGCCTTTTGTGGGCTGGTGCGCGCGGCGCGCGATGCGGTGCCCGTAGCGGCGCCGGAAGTTCAAAACCCGCCAGCAATCCCGCTGGCACAAGCCAAGGAGATCGGGATGACCGATATCATTGCCCAGGCCGGCGGGAATTCCCCGGCCCAATCTGTTGCTCCGGTTGCCCCGGCGGCGGCTTCCATTGCTGACGTGCGCGGCATTGCCGAACGCAACGGCCTACCGGCCGAATTTGCGCTGACGCAGATTGAACGCGGCGCCACGCGCGAAGCCGCGCTTGAAGCTGCGCTTGAAGCGGTGGCGGCGCGCAGCCCCGCCCCGATCATGCCGAATTCCGCCGTGGTTAGCGTGATCCGTGATGAACGCGATACGCTGCGCGCCCGCTGGACTGGTGCGCTTTCCGCGCAGCTTTCCAACCAGGCGCCGCCGGCGGAAAGCCGCGAATTCGCCAATATGGGCTTCCATGGCCTTATGCGTGAAATCGCAGTGGCGAATGGTGTGAAAGACGTGCATCGCATGTCCGGCGCCGATCTGGCGGAAATGGTTTTGTCCGGGCGGATCAACGCGCAGCATTCCACCAGCGACTTCCCGCTGATCCTTGTCAATTCCGCGAACAAGTCTGTGCAGGGCCTGTTTGGCCAATACCCGAACACCTGGGCTTCTTGGACGCGCGAAGTTGATGTGGCGGATTTCAAAACCATCACTTCTGCCTTTGCGGGCCAATTCCCGGAGGTGGCCGCCATTTCTGAAGGCGCACCCTATACCTACGGCTCGATCGCGGAAGAAGGCCAGACCTATGCGGTGCAGGAACGCGGCCGCCTGGTGGCGCTGACGCGCCAGGCTTTGGTGAATGACGATACGCGCGCCTTCCAGGATGTGCTTTCGGGTGCGGCCCTGGCTGGCTACACAGCGCTGCGCCGCGTGGTGTTCGGCATCCTGACCGCCAATGCCAACTGGCCGGCGGGTGGCGCCACGGCGCTGTTCGCGGCGGGCCGTAATAACCTGGGCACGGCTGGCAACCTGGCCGCCGGCACCTTTGCTGAGCTGCGCGCGCTGCTGACCAAGCAAACCAGCCCGGCCCGCGCGGGTGAAAGCGCAGCGCCGCTGCCGCCGCCTTCTTCCATGGTGCTGCTGGTTGGCCCGGATGAAGAAGACACGGCGCTGGAATTGTTGGGGAACCGCATTGTGCCAACCGCGACTGGCGCGGTGCTGCCTGATGCCTACCGCACAAGCACTTCGCTGGTGATGGAACCGTTCCTGGATACCGGGAATGATCCTTACTACCTGTGCCGCGGTGATATTCGCGGGGTGGAAATTGCGTATCTGCAAGGCCAGCGCGCGCCCACCATCACCAGCGCTGAAGACATCCGGTATTCCGGCATGACCTTCCGTGTGGTGTTCGACTTTGGCGCGGCGGCGGTGCAGCCGCGCGCCATGGCAGCGAACCTGGGCTGATCTGATGCGGGTGGCTGAAAGGCCGCCCGCTTTCCCATCCATCCATTCGATCGAAAGGGGTAATTCCCATGGCTACAAATAAAGTTGGTGATGCTGATGTTGTCACCGTTACCGCGCCGGCTGCAGTGGCTTCCGGCGCTGGTGTTCTGGTCGGCCTTCTGTTTGGGGTGGCAATTCACGCCGCCGCGTCTGGCGCGCCTGTCGCCATCATGACCGAAGGCGTGTTCCGTTTGCCCAAGGCAAGCGGCGCCATCAATGAAGGTGTGCGGGTGTTCTGGGACAATACCAACGGCAACGTGACCACCACAACCACCAGCAATAACTGCATTGGCTGGGCGGTTGGGCCGGGCAACTATGCCTCCGGCGCCACGGAAATCCTGGTGCGCTTGGGCGGCCCGAACGCGACTGCGGCTTAATTCATGAACGCCTTCGCCGCTGCCATGGCCGCGCTTGTCGCGGATACAAACATGGCGGAGGCGATCACTTACTACGCGGGTGGCAGCGGGCCAGGTGTGGCCCTGCGCGCCATCCGCACCGCGCCAGACGCGACGGAACAAGCCTTCGGCACCGGCATTGTGCAGGCGACTGATGTGCTTTCCGTGGCCGTGGCTGACCTGCCTGATGTGGCCATCGGTGATGTTTTCATCTTGGCGGATGAGGCGGAATTGACTGTGGTTTCCCATCCCATGCGCGATGTGACGCAAACCGCCTGGCAGGTGATGTGCCGCCGATGAAGTTTGTGGCGCAGGTCACCGGCGATATCGCGGAATACATGAAGCTGGAAGCGGAAGGCGGCGCGCGCGCTGCTTCCCGCGTGATGGGTGAAGAAACGCGCCGACTGCAGCTTGATTTGCGCAGCCAGGTCAATGCCGCTTTCGGTGCCAAAGGGCGCGGCCTTGGCAATGCCTGGCGCGCCCAAACCTTTCCGCGCAGTAGGCCAAGCCTGGGCGCGGCGGGGTTGGTTTGGTCCAAGGTGCCGGCCATTGTGGATGCCTTCGAAAAAGGCGCCATGATCCGGCCCAAGGGTGGGAAGAAGTTTCTGGCAATCCCCACTGGCTTCAATGCGGATCGCGGGCGCCGTGGCCGCGCAAATGGCGGCATGCGCGTGACGCCGGCGCAGATGGTGGCCAGCAAGCAAGCTTTCATGCGGCCTTTCAAATCCGGCAAGGGCTTTGTCTGGTGCCTGCCTTTGAAGCGTGGCGAGAACACAGGCAAGCAGCGCCGCACGCGGCTGATGGCGGGCGGTGTGGCGGAAGTGGGCACTGGCAATCGCAAGGGCCGTGAAGCCTGGGCGCGCGGCCTGCTGGCGCAGGGCATGGTGCCCATGTTCATTCTAACGCCCGCCGTGAAACTGCCCAAGCGCCTGGATATTCGCAAGCCCGCCGAACAAGCCGCCGCGCGCATCCCGGGCCGCTTCGTCGCGGAATGGGATAGGGAGGTCCGGTCAAATGTCCGCACGTGAAGCGGCGATTGCCGCGCTGGTCGCGCAGATTACCGCATCCGCCGCCGCCCGGCCCGCGCCCAAGCCTGTGGTGCTGCGCAATGAACCCTACCCGCAAAGCCTGCCCGCTGGCGGCCTGGTGGTGGTGCGGGATGGGGAAGTGGTGACTTCTGAAGCCATCATGTCTCCGCTGCGCTACCACATTGAACATGCCGCCGAAGTGGAAGTGGTGGTCGCTGGTGCAACCGCCGCCGCCCGCGCCACGGCGATTGATGCTTTGCTGGTGGCTTTGTCCGCCGGCGTGTCCGCCAACCGCACGCTTGGCGGTGCGGTGGAATTTGCCGAGGTCGGCACCGCCGATCTGGAAGACATTGAATTTGAAGGCGCCGCCGCGCTGCGTGCCGCGCGCTTTTCCGTAACCCTGCAATTCACCGCGGCCGAAACGCCGCTTTCCTGACCGGAAGGATACTGCCATGCCGCGTGCCATTGGCGCCAATGGGCGCATTCACATGATCAAAGAAGCCACCTATGGCACCGCGCCAGGTGGTAACTGGCTGCGCATGCCGTTCATGTCTATTGACCTGGGCGCCGAACAGCCCCTGATCCAGTCTGACGTGCTGGCGGTAGGCAATAGCCGCGATTCCGCAGCGCCGTTTCAAGACACGGTGACGGTGCAGGGCAATGCCGTGGTGCCGATTGACGTGATCAATATCGGCCACTGGCTGCGCATGCTGTTCGGCGCGCCGACCACCACAGGCAGCAACCCGAACTTCATCCACACTTTTGCTTCCGGCGCGGCCAGCTTGCCTTCCCAGGCCATCGAAATTGCGCATCCTGATGTGCCTTCCTTCGAAGTCGCCGTGGGTGCCCGCGCTGGCAGCCTTGATATTGATTTCAGCCCTACCGGCCCGGCCCAGGCGACGATTGGCCTGATGGCGCAGGGCAGCAGCCGCGCGGGCACAACCGCCGCCGGCACGCCGACCAGCGCGGCCTATACGCGCTTCAGCAAACACCAGGGCAGCATCAGCCGCAGTGGCTCGGCCCTGGCGCAGGTGACTGGCGCGCGGCTGAATTTCAATAACAATATGGAAATGGTCCGCACCATTCGCGCGGATCGCAAGCTGGAAGGTATTGATCCCGGCGTTTCGCTGGTGACCGGCCAGGTCACCACGCGCTTTGAAAACACCACGCTGCTGACGCAGGCGGATAATGGTTCCAGCGCGGAATTTGCCTTCGCTTACACGATTGACGCGAACACCAGCCTGACCTTCACCGTGCATGAAGTGTATCTGGCGCTGGCCAAGACGCCGATCGCCGGCCCTGCCGGTGTGGAAGCCACCTTTGACTTCCGCGCTGCCTTTAATGCCACGGCTACCCGCGCCATGACGGTGGTGCTGCGCAACAGCCAGGCGGCGGCGGTTTATGCTTAAACTCGATCTGCCTGTCGAGCCCTTCTGGGCCGATCTGCCGCATGGCGTGCGGGTGCGGATCAAGCCCGTGACCACGGCCATTGTTTCCGCCGCGCAGCACCGCGCCGCGCGCCTGGGGCGGGAAGCGGCAGAAGCCGCCGGCGGTGAATTGGATCCCGACATCAGCCGCGGCCTGGCCTTCGTGCTGATGGCGAAGGCCTTGGCGCGCTTTGCCATTGAAGCCTGGGAAGGTGTGGTGGGGCCAGATGATGCGCCGCTGCCCCTGACCGGCGATGCGGCGGAACGGCTGATGGATATTGAAGCCATGGCCAGCGCCTTTTGGGATGCGGCGCTGCGCCCCATCCAGGTGGTGAGTGCTGAGGGAAACGGCTAAGGGCCCGCGCTGAATGGCACTTCGGCGCCGGTCCCGCATATTGTAAAGGCTGCGCCGCACTTGAAAAAAGCTGCGGC